AGGACCTCGACGAATGACGCACGTAGCCTTTAATATAGCATGTGCAAGAGCAGATCCCTGCGTTATATTTGTTGTATTTCCATTTGTTAACCAGGTGCCAATTGCAATAGAAATTACTAAATCGTCATGAGCATCTTTTGATGCCTGTGCTTTACTTCCGTTCCAGACGAACGCCTGAAGTTGATTGTATAGTCTTTGCGAAGATGATAATAATATTTTGTTTCTTATTAATTCTTCTAATTTTGCTAAAATTTGTTCTCGAGATTTCTTTTGTGTTGAAAATCCTGGTACTATGTCTGGATTGCTTTGTTTGTGTTCAAACAAGTCGCCTGATGATCCTTCATAATATAAACTAGGGTAGCCGGCATCTCTTAGTTTTATCGCTGTAAAATAACCAAATGTATTTTGCTCCGGGCACAATAAGGCTGTATTATACATTTTTCCATACTCGGCCAAAAGATCGGCAAGTTTATCTGGAGGTATTTTTCCCATATATTCAGCAACAATTTCACAAGAATTATAATTTATAATATGAAAAGTTGAATAATCATTTGAATCACCACGAGATACGTCAGCAGAAATAACATATTTTTGTAATGGTTCTGGTTTTTTCCAAATCCAAACATTCATTTGAGGTCCAGTTTTTTCAATAGGTTGTTTGATTAATTTTCTTAAATGTTCAAGATCTTCAGGTTGTAAAAACGTATCGCCAGATGATACGAAGTCACATTCATACTCTTGGGCAATTTTACGTTTTGGTAAATTTTTTGTTTCCTTATCAAACCATGCTTGATCACATTCAGGATGAACATCCCACATTAATTTAATTGGATTAAATTCATTAACACCGCTTTCGGCTTCACTCCACAATTTGTAATATTGTCCGCCGACACCGTTTGGCGTCGATAAAATTATTGCAGCTCCGCCAGTTGATAATGTAGGATATAGTCCAGTCCAAATATCTTCAAAGTCTCTAATGAACGCAGCTTCATCGACGATCAATAATGATAATGCTTCTGAACGACCGGCGTCAGGAGATGTGGGAATAGCTGTAACAACTGAACCATTTGAAAACGATATAGATTGTTTTGTTGGTTCAAATTTCGTTAGTAACAACCATTTAGGCAAACCATCTAGGATGGTGCGTACCTTTTTAATAAAATTCATTGCCGTAGTGAGCTTTGTAGCAATAACAAGTATGTTTTTATCTTTATGAAAAATTGCAAGCCAGGTTGCATATGCTGCTGTCACAGTTGACAAACCTAACTGTCTTGCTTTTAGCACTACGTTGAAGCGATGCTCATCAAATGCCTTAACACAATCATCTTGATATGTAAACGTTTCAAAGGGTATTAATCCACGTTTAGGATGTTGAATCTTAGCATAATTACGCATAAAATAAACTGCATCCTTACCACAGGCAAGAATTTCGTTTACTTGATCTCTTCTTGTATATACGTCCATATTATCCCAAATCAAACACGCTTTTTCTTCTGTAATAAGCAGTTCTTTTTGGGTTGTGTACGTTGAAACCAATAATCTCTAATGAATCTGAAGATGAAGCTTCTTTTGTTGTTAGTGAATCACCAGATAATTTTTTGTAATTTACTTTGACTGTTTTTAAAACTGCATTAATTATAGAAACTGACTCTTCTGAATAACGTCTTTTCATAATAATCATTTCTTGCTCTGTTCCAAAATTAACTACAGCTTGATAAGATGCAATTAAACGATTTCCGCCAAGACTAAATTTCACTGAATAAGATGCTGTTTTGGGCGTCGATGAACGACCCCACGAATTATCAATACTTTGTCCTAGTGCAGAAAGATCAATTATTTTATCAGGCATGTGTTTGGCTCCATAACTAAATATTAGTCAACGTTCATAGTTACCATCATAGGTAGTCTTAACTTTTCAAATTCTTCCACTTGTTTATCTGTTGGTCTCCAACCTGAGGCCCATAACTCTCGTCTTGAGTGTGCCCATTGCATAGCACACCTATTACAACATCCCAATTCTCTGTATGATGTTTCATCATCATAAGATCGTAATACATATTTACATATATCACAAAATATAGGTATTGGTTCTATTTTGTCAATTGGTACGATTATGGCAAAACCATCTTTGTGATACGTAATCACCCTATTGTCTATGTAAGGTTTCCATGAAGCATCATTCATATACAACCTTAGCATCTTTTTCAATTTTAGATATTTCTATAACGTTGTCAACGGCATCTTTTACGCCGTCAATATGACTTATTACTAATATTGTTTTAAAGTATCGTTTTAGAGATGATAACAAACGATTACATGATTCAATTCCTGATTCGTCAAGAGTGCCAAATCCTTCATCGATTACTAATAAATCAGTTTTTGGAAGAGATGAAATATTAATCAGTGCTGTTCTAATTGCAATTGAAGAAATAATTTTTTCCATTCCTGATGAAAGTTCAATTAACCGTTTACCGTCGCCGTAATTAATAAAAACCTCCATTGACTCAGATTCTTCGTCAGTTTCAAGTTCAACTGTAAAATCTACTATTCCTTGTAATATTTTTGCTATTTCTATATTGATAATTGGTAACTGAGATGAAATAATTGAACTAGGAATTCCACGTTTTGAAAAGGCACCTGAAATTAATTCATATGCTTTCATTTTTTCTAATAAATTGTCGCGAGCGAGTCTGTCAGCGTTGGTTTTTGTGATATCTGAAAATAGATGACCTTTACTTGAGGCCAGCTTCATTTTTTCATCATCAAGCCCACGTGAGGCCGATACTAAATCATCTATTTCTGCCCTAATGGAAACCACTTCTGCATTTTCATCATTTTTTAGAGCCTCTTCAAGTTCATTTAATTTAATTGTTGAAGATGTTAGCAACTCAAGCTTAATTGTGTGTTCTAATTCAATTTTTACTAAATCAAGTTGAAAACGAGATAAATCAATACTAAGTTTTGAATGTAAGTCATATATTTTTTCAATTTTTTCTAATTTTCCTTTAACGTCTTCCGCGCTAAGATCATTTAATGTTTTAACTGATTCGTTGAGTTTCTTTAATGAATTCAACGTTTTTTTACGTTGATCATCAACAAGTAACTTATTTGAATGAGCATCTTTTATAAATTTGCAAGTTGGAAATTTATCATCACATGGTACTTCATCAAGAATTTTTAATGAACGTTCTTGTAATTTTAATGTTAAAAGTTCTTTTTCATGAAGATGATTTAATTCTGTAACAGTTGATGTCATTATTTTAAATTCATCAAATCTCTTTTTTGATGTAACTAAATCATATTGTGACTTAAGATCATCTAATGTTTTAATTTTTTCATCAATTTTGTTAATTTCAGTTTTTACATTTTCAAGCCTAATTACAATTTCATCATGTTTTTTCTTTGTATTATTAACAAGATCTTGTTGTGTTGTAACGCTTAGTTTTGTAACTGGTTTGTAGTCATTATGTGATGCCAACTTACTTTTGAGCTCATCTAATCTTGCATTATATTTGTTATTTGTTATAACACATTCTTCTATTTTGTTCGTAATTTCTTGTAAAAGAGTTTTGTAATTATCGGCAATGGCAACCCAGTCTCTATCGGTATAATTTCGTAATTGACCCTTTAAATAACCAAGATCTTTATTTGATTGATCATACATTTTATCGAAAATATCAAGATCTAAAAATCGTGATAAAATTTGTCGACGTTTTGTTGATCCTTGTGAAATGAATTGATTCATTTCACCTTGTGACGCAATTGAAGTAAGCAAAAAATCATCTGCAGTACCTATGAGACCCCTTATTACTTTTTCTGTATCAGTTCGTTGTTCACCAACAAGATCGATAACGTTACCTTGGTTGTCTATTTTACAAACATTCAGTGATGTTGATGCACTGATTATACCTTGTTTGTTTTCGTTTTTTGTTGTTTGACGTTCAATTACGTAATCGACGCCATTAACGTTTATAATCATTTTTGTATAACAAAATGGTTTTCTGGCATTACAGACGTTGAGATTTTTAGTTGGACCACGATCGGTTGTGTTAAACAAACTATACATAATAGTTCCAACAATTGATGATTTTCCGATGCGATTAGGACCAAAAATACCCACAACACCCTTAAGCGAATCGAAGTTTATTGAGTTTTTTAAACCATAAGAAAACATATTATCAAATGCCAAGTGTCTAATAAACCATTGTGTATTACGAACAACCTCTTCCTTTGTTATAGATGAAACAAGATAGTTTTTAAGTTGTTCATTAATTTGTTGAGTTACGTTTTCATTTATTACCTGTAAAGAATAATGATCTTTTAATAGTGATAAAACTACGTCAGAGTTACGTAAATCAGATTTATCTAACGTCGCTTTATTCGTAGTAATAATATCTTTATTAATTTTTTGATCATTTTTAAATGTAACCTCAGTAGCAAGACACGTTTGTTTTAATTCTTCAATAATTTCATAAACATCTCGTTGTGATATTTGTGAAACACTTTTAATTCTAAATCGTGATTGTTTTGGAAATTGTGATGCATATTTGACTGTCTTTTCGACGGTGCCGCACCAATCAATTGTGACGTAAGGTTTTGGGTTTGTTAATTTAACAAATGATACATCAAATTTTTCACGATTTTCAATGTCCCACAACAAATAACCATGATCAAGCGATTCGCTATAATTTTGTTGAATTGTAGAACCTGGATATCCTATCCATGGTTTCTTGACACGAATTTTTATTTTTCCCATATTTTATCTTTCAAAACGATAATAAAATTTTTATTTTTAATTTCTGTTCCCCAAAATCTTAGTAATTTATATTTTCCATTTTGTGCTAAATTATTTTTAAATTTATCATTTTTAATAGTATTTAATTGTGTTTTACTTAATTTTGTTTGATCATATTTGTTATTATTTGCATGAAAATAATCGCCATCACACTCAATCAAAATATTAAAATCAGGTAAATAAAAATCGTATTCTCGTTTGTCATTATCAATAACAATATTATAACATTTAATATATGAAACACCTAAAAGAGATAATAAATTAGACATAATGATTTCAATGTCAGTATTTCTCTTTTTTGTTTTGCTTTTTGCAATATCCCATGAATGTTTTTTATATAATGAAAACGTTGTATCTTCACATTTTTTTCGTATTTCAGGATTTTTCCAAGGATGAGAAACACCATATTTTTTAATATACGTATTTAATCTTTTTTCACAAGATAAATCACTTGTCCCAAACCAACAACCTTTTTCTTTTGAAATATCATGTAAAAGTTTTTTATGTTTAGTTCGATTATTTTCATTACTCCAATAAATTTGTATTGAAATATTAAATTTATTTCGTGTTACAACAGACCACTTTTTCCCATATAATGGATTTCCCGTATTTTTGTATATTTCTTTTTGGTGTAAATCTTTACATAATCGAGTACAATATTTTCTTTTCAAATTGGAACGAAACTCAAATTCAATATTACATTTTAAACAATTACGTTTTTCTATTTTGATTTTTTGGGGTTTTAACAAATAACAAATTCGATTACAGTAGTTTTTTGTATTTTTAAGCAACTTATGACAAACTAAACAATTTTTCACGATACAATTTCCGCACCTTCATAAAGATGTAGATCTTCTTCATTTATTTCTATTTCAACATCACGATAATCTAAAAATTGTGTACGATGAATATCACCTAAAAAGGCAAAATCATATTTGTCAAAAAACTTAGAAGTAATCGTACTTTCAATCGCCCAATCTGTTTCAGTTGACGAACCATCAACTGGACCGTGATAACATGCTATATTAATCTTTCCGGGCATTGGTTCAACTTTTGACCAATTTTCTTCATCAAATAAACTAAAAACACAAAATGTGTAACCGGGGGTAAATTCATAAACACCACTATTTTTATAAAGATGAACATTTGGATTATTCACGGCATTGACTATAGGGGTAATAGCATCTTGTCTAGAAAGATTAGTAAGGGCACCGTCATGATTACCTAAAATCATATGAACTTGAGCACCATATGACGTTAATTCAGATAACCACCAGTGCATTAAATCAATATATTCAGGAGATATTCCTTGTGTTTTTGTATGATATATGTCGCCACCAATATAAATGTGATCAATTTTTTGTTGTTTACATTGTTTAACAAATTCAGAAAAAACTATCCTAATCTCATCATGACGACTTTGAGTACGAATATGAATATCGGCAATATGTGCTATCTTACAACTCATAATTAATTCTATACCCTACTTGATAACTTTACAAGTTACACCGACATAGACGTTTGTGACACTTTAAACAACCTATCTTTAAATGTATCCGTCCATTCCAGATGTTTCGCCGAAGCTAATGCTACTTTAAATTCATCTTTAGTCATTCGACCGGGATCATCCCATTGCCTTACATCAACTACGACAACATCTATATCATATTCTACTAATTTTGAAACAATCCTAGGTGTTTTCTTAATCCACATATCACCATCGAGAGCCAAAGCAATCGGTGTTGAATTTAGTAAAATTTTATTGAATAAAGCCGATTGTTCATTTAAATCTGATCCTAATAATGATGTGGCATTTTGAGTGCATTTCATTAAATCAAAAGGACCTTCACATAATACAAGTTGTTTAGACCAGTCTATATTTAGTTCATTAAATATGATTGGTAATTTATCTACATCAGGATTGTCATATTTAGGTTTTCTTTTTGTATCAATGGCCCGGCCAACAAAATAATTTAGTTCACCTATAGAATTAAATGATGGCATAATAATGCGGCGACGCCAGCGAAATTCATCTGATATGCAAAGTTTATAATACCAAATATCTTCTTTAGATATGTTACGAGATTTTAAGTACTGATAAGCGTGCCTCACATCAGGATCGTTTTGGGGAGTGAAGGGTAACATTTTAAGACCGTTTGGTAAAGATAATTTTTCTTCCGGGGCGTTAAATGAAATATTTTTTGATTTTCCATTTAAATCTATCGGGGCGTACTTATCCCTATATTCAATTAATTTATGATTTGTACCAAATTTTCTAATTAGTGGAGCAAGGGTATGTGCCTTATATCCGCACGTCCAACAATGGAGCGCGTCGTCAGCGACGCGAATTGCTAATTTTCGTTTTGATAAATCTTTTGGATCACAAATTGGACATCTAACATCGAAATTTTTTGAATTTCGCGCAAGTTTTCCAGTTCCAAAAATTGATTCTATAAATCCAATTTTATCAGTTATCGAATATATCACAGTAATATTGTAACCATAAATCTTTATTTGTTCATCAAATAGAATGCCCGGGCAATAACATAAGCGTCGGTGCAATCTCTTGACCATTCAACAAGCTTATCGGATTTCTTTTTTGTTGGCCAAACAATATGTTTTAGATCGTTTTCTGACATGTATTTAAAAACTTGTTCTTTATGAGACATGCCTGCAACTTTTGTTTTTTGCATCTTCATTCCACACACTTTTCTTGCATGGGCTGCACTTACAAATTCAGGATTAATTTTAAATTTGTCTCTGGCAATATAAGAAACGATGCCATTGAATTGTGTTAACGTTGTTATCGTTTGAGCACTTGACATTCCTGCTTGAAATCCCATTAGTGGTTGTTCGACGGCGATGGTGACTTCACCCGGGAAAAGATTAAATTGTTTTGATAAATTATCGATTTTGTTTTTGACAACATCTGTTTTCTCCCAAATGTTATTACATTTTTTAAAATCAATATGATCAATGGCAATAATTGTCTCTCCTTTTAGGATAGCGATGCCGGTGATAGACGTTGAAATATCAAGACCGAAGATAGTTGCCATGACATAATAACAATATCATATTAGAACAATTAAGTAAATTATTTCAGAAGCCCAAGAACCTTAAGTTCATACTCTGTAACAATTAAAAGTTTAACGTTATTTACGTTACACCAATCATTCGCCGCACTAATTTTTTTCATAACCTTTGCTTGGTGAATTCTGCGTGAAGGTTTAATTTCTATTAGAAATTTATCATTTTCTTTTGTTACGAAAAAATCGGGATAATATTTTCGTAATTTTCCTGTTTTTTTATTTGCAACATAAGGAATAACAATACTTTCATATTCCCATGAAATTACGTCCAAAGACATATCCAAAAATTCCATATATGATTTTTCCCAACCTGAACGAAATTTACATATTTGTCCAGATTTGATTGAAACATATTCGCCAGTATGATAATGACGTTTGCGCTTCTTTTTTGTTTTTTTCATTTAATTTAAAAATCCATACCAACTTTAAATAAAATCTTGTCTGTATGTCTTTTAAGAATGGGTTGTGCAAGTTGAGTCTTCATAACAACATTCATATTTTCATCATGAAAATTAATATTTGTAATGTAAACATAATTTGGATCTTTGTCGGTTACGTATCCAGAGGCTGGAAGGTTTATAAATGATGGATTGGACGAGGAATTGAGGTGTGATGATTCGGCCAAAATCTCAAGTTTCATTGAGTGAATATTTTGTTCACCTTTTAGAGATATTTCAAATTGCTCTTTTCCATAAAAGAATAAGTGAGGACTCTTAATAACAATTATTCCTTCATGATAAAATATATTTCCAACTGAGTTCCACGTTGATGCACTTGTTAAACAATCAGCACGATAAATGTTACCGTTTCCATCGTCTTTTAATTTTATTCCAATAGAACCATTTGATCCTGATAGATTTGAATCGTACATTTCAAACGTTCCAGGTAATATTCTCATTCCATAATAAAGATTACTTACATCAAAAAATGTAACCTGATTAGAAGATGAGTCTTTGGTTCTTTGATAAATCGTTAATGGTGCGCCTGTTTGAACTCCGGCATCAAATGTACCAGAAAGAACTGTGAGATTTAAGTTTTTAATATAATTTCGATAAGATCCACCAGGCGCTGAGCCAGGATTTTCGGGTGTAAATCCAACGGCTTCGTTTATAAACGTTTGTCCAGATGATGTTGAAGTAAAATCTTCCCCAAAAATTAGTGACGATGTTGACAATAAACCATCAAGATGAATAAGACTTAAATCTTCAACGCCAAGATCATCAACATAACTTGAATTTATACTTTCTGACGCTAATAACTCATATGATGGTACAAATAATCCATCATCACAAGGCATAATCAATAAATTTCTACGACAAACAAAAGGGTCAGCGTATAGAAAATCGTTTGCGGGTTGGGCCGTTGTTGAATATGGAATGGCCGTGCCGGTCATATGATGCGTTCTTGGGAAAACGTTTGAAGCAAAATCACGTAAATAATTTTCTATATTAATATAATGGCCAGCAACGCCAAACGACATTGCAACATTGAATGGATCATCTGTAACACCATCGACTTCAAAAAATGGTGTTTGTAAAATTCCACCATAACTACCAACAAATTTTCTAAATGGTGAATCTTGAACAAAAAATACTGGAAGATAGAAAGCCGTCCAATTATCAAGAGATTTTGGACCGACAGACGCCGAGACTTCAACATCCAGATCTGACATATGATATCGTTTTATTGAAAGATCGTGAAGTTCGGCATTAAGAGGATGATTAAACGAATAATATGTTGGTTCATCAATGCCGCCAACATCATTAATTAATTGTTGTAATCCATCGCGTTGTGATGGATCATTAGCAAAAAAATATGCTTGAGAATTTACGCCTGTATTGTTTCCTTCATAGTAATTACCTATGCACAATACATCAGGATTTGCAAAAGTTGCTGCATTAAATAATCTGGGCGTTATTGATGATGATGGGACAACAAACGTTCCCTTATCAACACTATCAATATTAAATGAGCCGGTGCCATTATTAACAAGATTAGTTCCCCATCTTATAACTACATGATGCCAGTGATTCCACGATAGTGAATTATCATCAGATAAAAATATTAGATCATTTGGATAATTTCCATTAGTTGCCAATGAGGGTTTTACATCAGCACTGTGACTAAGTTGAAGTTTAAGTCTAAATCCAACTGACTTTCCATTATGATCTTTTGCAGAACCGGAAACAAGAGAGACGGCATAACTTGATGATAAATGAAAAATCGTTCCTGCTTTGAATTCTTTGTCTGGTTCATTTTGTTGATATCTGGGGTTTATATAAAAATCAAAACTAAAGGCACCTGATAATGAATATGCACCACTAACATAACCTTCATGAAAAGTTGCATCGTCTGTTTGAATATTTGGATATAATAAAACAGATGATGTTGGAAGATTTGATGCCGTGAAAAAATTTAATGAATTGTAGTTTGTATATGCCCAGTGCGCCGATGGATAAGATGTTTTGTAATGTTTCATCAAAATATCTTTGACGACTAATTTCTTCATTGTGTTTTTTGTAAACATATATGAAGGTGTAAAACGTTTAATATCAATTACTTTTTGTTTTCTAAGGTTTATTGATGAAGAATTTACTTTACGTAAATAACTTTCCATCATTGGACCAAAAGTGTCAGATAATGAACGACTAAGAGCGTTTCTAACTGTTCGACCAGATGATTGCAATGTATATAATTCAGAATTTATGTCATTATCACCGTGAATCACATCTAAAAAGGCAGGACTTATAAGCATATCTTTTTCAGTATGCGAACGTCTTGCATATACATTTACAGAACCCGTTACACCAAGTGAACTTGACGTGAATGAGCGGCGTGGATTTGTTACAATCGTAAATGATTCAATGTCACTTGGTTTAACGCTAATAAATGTCATTATAGTTCTTCTCGTAACTATACACCAATATGATGATGATAGCTAAAGTATATCAAACTTAATTATTATGTTAGCGTGTTTTAGCTTTTGATTTTTTAAGAATCTCTTTGGCACCGGCTACATCGACGTCGCCAGAAAAACCACTATCAACCATCATAATAACATGATCAAGATCTCTACGATCACCTGAAGATAGGTTTGCTTGAATTTTATCGAATGCATCACGAGCGGCCCTACAATCAGTGGGCTTGCCGGGCGATGTTAAAAACATATAAATTGTTGACTCGGGAGAGACTGTTTTGTTTGCCTGAGGTGGAACTGGGGGTGGTGAACTTATTTCAAGCAATACTTCTTTAATCAATTTTTTAAGTGTTGATGTTTTAATTTTCATATTAATAATATATATGACATATTTAAGTAAATGAGATCTTCTTCACTTCTTCAGGAATATATTAAAAGAATTCTCTCTGAGAAAAAGTCAGATGATCTCAAGATCAAGTTTCCAAACTTATCAAACGAAATTGACGAACTTGAAAAATCAGTTCATCCAAAGTATCTTGAATGGTGTGTTAAACAGTTAACACAGGATTTTAGTATTAATGATTTAATCCCCACGATTAAATTCTATGATAAGAATTCCTCAAAATTTCAATCAAAAGATATTAATTCTTATAAAACTTTAAAAGATCTCGAAAATGAACTAAAAG